CTCTATGGCGGGCTTCTCGAAATCTACGAAGACCCCATCTACAACTACCACGAGATTTTCCCTCGCGTCCGCCTCGTCAACACGTCCGCGAAGGACTTGACCCTCGACTTCCGCGATGATGGCAAAGACTCGTCACGGAAGTACAAGTCGGTCACGTGTCGCGCCATCGAGGCATCGCTACACGGTTCGACCGAGGCTCGTCAACTGCTCTACTGTGACGACCTTGTGAGTGGCATCGAGGAAGCATTGAGTCCTACACGACTCACGATGCTGTGCGACAAGATGACAACGAACCTCTACTCACGTCGCAAAGAGGGCTGCAAGGAACTCCACGTCGGTACCCGGTGGTCGATTCACGACCCCATCGGACTCGTCGAACGACAGAACGAGGACAACCCACGCTGCAAGATAATCCGCATCCCCGCGCTCGACCCCGAGACGGGCGAATCGAATTTCGATTACCCATACGGTGTAGGGTTTTCCACGGCCTACTACAACGAGTTGAAGCGGCTCGAAGACGATGTGACGTGGCAATGTGTCTACCAACAGGAGCCCATCGAGCGTACGGGTCTGCTGTTCCCCGCCGACAGTCTCAAGTACACCCTCACACCGTTCACCGCCGAGTACCTGAAAGACAATCCGCCCGACGACATCTTCGCATTCTGCGATGTGGCCTTCGGTGGCGGCGACTTTCTCTCCATGCCCATCGCCTACCAGTGGGGTAGCGACCCGCCAGTCATCGCGGACGTGGTGTTCACGAAGGGCGGGTACACGGAGAGCGAGCCGTTGGTCGCGGGGACGCTCGTGGCACACAACGTCCAGCGTGCGGTGTTCGAGGCGAACAACGGTGGTGACTTCTACTCCCGTGATGTGGCAGAACTGGTGGTAGCAACTGGACACAAGTGTCAAATTACTGCCACGAGAGCGGCGTCGAACAAGAGCAAAGAGACNCGCATCGTNCAACACAGTCCNGCCATCAAGGACTTCGTGTTCCTTGACCCATCNATCGCGGAACCGATGTATCGAGCGTTCCTGATGGGACTGACCTCGTACACGATGAGCGGCAAGAACCCGAACGACGACGCGCCCGATTCGCTGGCTGGACTGGCAGCGATGCAACGTATGAACCTGAATGCGACACTCACGGTCTTTGATCGCAAGCACATCTGACCAAGGAGGCCGGTTTGGAACCACGCGAGTATTGGGTGTCATTGGCTCCGCTGAGTGGTGAAGAAGTCGGACGACGACTCGGCATCGACGGCGGCAGCGCACGACGCAAGATACGCGACGCGAAACGTGAATATCCGAAACTCGACTGGTACGGTGGTGTGCTCGCGCCCGCGCTCACCACGGAGAAGACTCGTATGGGCATCGGCTACTGGGACATGCACCACCCGAAACACGACAAGAAACTGTGGAGCAACGTGCTCAAGTATGTCGCAGACGTAGACCCCGACATCTTCGTGTTCGGTGGCGACAACGAAGACCTCGAAGTCGTTTCACACTGGGTCAAGGACAAGCGCAAGATAGTCGAAGGCAAACGGCTCAAGAAAGACTACCTCGACTTCAATCGGGACGTGCTCGACCCACTCGACGCGATTCTGCGTGAGAACGTCGAGCGAGTATTCCACCTCGGGAACCACGAGGATTGGGTACGACAGTATCTCGACGTTCATCCTGAGATGGAGGGATTCATCGAACTGGAGGAGACCCTGCACCTCGACGGATGGCGAGTCATCCCGTATGGCGAGATAGCCAAGTTCGGACATCTTCACTCGATGCATGGAACCTACACCAACATCCATCATGCCTACAAGACAGCACAGGTCTACAATCGAAGCATGATGTACGGGCATATGCACACCCTTCAGACTCACACCATAGTGACCCCACTCGATTCGTTGCCCTACGCGGCCACCTCGATTCCGTGTGCGTGCGAACTGAACCCGTCGTACCGGCTCAATCAACCCAATAGTTGGGTGACAGGCTTCACAGTCTTCTACATCCGTCCCGACGGACAGTTCAACCTTTTCCCGGTTGTCGCTATCGACGGATGTTTCACCGCCCCGGACGGTACCTACTATGGCTAGGAGACGCCATGTCAATGAAATCGGTGGTTATAACACTACACGGAGCGTTTCCGGATGCGCTATCAGCCCCGCGCATGGTGGACGCCAGTGTCGCGCCAACCGCAGGTGTGGTCATGTGGGCTGTTCAGTCAGCCGACCCGAGCGTGTTGTATTTCCATAGTCAGTCTGATCTCAACGATTTCAACGATGCCATTCGGAAGGTGAAGTAAGATGATCACCAACATCCCGTCCGACGTGTCGAGTGGGCGCAACGTACTGCGTACCGACCTGACGAAGTTCACCGCCGAGAGTCTGAAGACAGACCTCGCGCGCGTGCTCCCGCAGCACGCGTACAACCGTCAGCAGATTCGTGCGCTTCAGGAGTACCTGAAAGGCTGGCATCCCGTCATTCAGGACAGGGAGAAGACCACGCGTACGGACGTGGACAACAAGATAACCGTGGACTACGCGTACTCCATGACCCGTGACATCGTGGGCTACTTCCTTGGCAAGCCCATCCAGTACACGAACCGCAAGGGCACGTTCCGCAAGCAGATGGAGAACTTCGTCACGTGTCTGACTGCCGAGAACAAAGCACTCGTGGACTACCAGATAGCCCAAGACTGCTCCATCTGTGGCGTTGGCTACAGAGGGACGTTCAGTGAGAAGACACCGCGCAACGGCACCCATCTGAAGTTGCTGCGCCTCGATCCCCTCGACACGTTCGTTGTCTACCCCTCCAACCCAGTCCTGCCGCCAGCCTACGCTGTGACCACCTACGAGTCGGCACCCGAGAACTTCTTTGGCCCCGCCATGTCGCCGGGTGGAGCCGTCACGTATTACAAGGTCTACACCCCCGACCAGATGTTCACGTTTAAGGACATGACGCTCGGCGGACAAGACCCGATGGTCGGTGGCACGCTCGAACTCACGGACAGCAAAGACATCAACTTCGGTGGCGGTCTGCCCATCATCGAGTACCAGAACAACCTGTGGCGACTCGGTGACTGGGAAATGGCCCTCTCACTCATGGACGCGCTCGACGGTGTGGCGTCCGATGGTGCGAACGACATCCAGCAGGCCGTCAACTCCGTGTTGGTCGTTCTCGGTGCTACGATGACCGATGAGACGTTCGCCAACCTATCAACGCACGGATTCCTCTCCGTGTCTGACATCCCCACGGGCGTGAAGCCTGAGATCAAGTTCATCTCTGAGGCGATGGACGCGGCTGTTGGGGTCGCCATGCGCGACTATCTCGAAGCCACGCTCCGTGTCATCGTCGGTGTGCCGGACAGAAAGACGCGCGGCGGTGGCGGTGGCGACACTGGTGACGCGGTGTTCATGCGCGACGGCTGGCAGGACATCGACTTGGTGGCCACAGCCAAGGAGCCGTACTTCATTCAGGCTGAACGTGAGGCTCTGGCTGTCATGCTCTATATCCTCGGGACGTTTGACGAAGTGTCGAGCATCAAGGCTATGGACATCGACATACACTTCAACCGCAACAAGACTGCAAACCTTCAGAGCAAGGCGCAGGTCTATCAGATTCTCACCAGTGGGGATACACCTCTCGCACCTGTTGACGCACTTGACATCGCTGGCTTGACGAATAACGTCCATGATGTTATACTGCGTATGGAGACTTTTGCTACAGAAAATGCAGCAAAGGCTGTTGAAGCGTTGAAGGTATCCAATGCTCTCACGAACTCAACCACCGACGGTAAGGCCACGACCAGCACCAAGGCTGACCCGAAGGCGAAGCAGGCCGTGAAGGCAACTACAGGGGCGGACAGCAAAACTGCGTAGCAGGGTTGATGTTCGACAACTGACAGGAGCGTTGCAATGCTGAAGAAGGAAGATTTCGCAACTGACGAACAGTGGGCCGCGTATGAGGCCGACCTCGACAGGGAACGCACGCAGGCGTCTGTCACCGCACGCACGAACGCGCTGAAGGATGCCGACAAGGATGTGGATGCCCGAATCGCGGCGGCTATCTTGGAGGAGCGAACCAAACTCGAAGCGAGTGAGACTGAGCGCCTTGAGATGGATCGCAAGAAGATAGAGACTGAGCGCGCCACCCTCGCAACCGACCGAAAGAGTTTCACAGCCAGAAAGACGTTGCTTGGAGCGGGTTTCGCTGACGAGGATGTCACCAACCTTCTCCCGTTGTTCACATCAGTTGCCGATACCGTCTTCGACGCGACCATCGAGTCGTTCATCAAGGTGAACTCGGCCACGGTGAAGTCTCAGGTCGATGCAGCAAAGCAGGCTCTCCTGACCAATGCAACACCCCCGAACGGCCCGACCGATGCCCAGCGTGATGCGTTGCACAGTGCGAACGAACTGGCCGCAAAGGGTCAGGACGTAGCAGCCGTTGATGTGCTACTCAAAGACGCGGGCTACTAACAACTAAGGAGCACTACAGATGGCCCTTTCTCCTGTTGGAACGCAGGGTGTGTTCGCACCCGTCAATATCGCTGGTGTTCTGTTCGCCAAGACCGATGTGCGTACCCCGCTGTTCAACATGCTCGGTGGGGTCGCTTCGAGTGCTCGTGAGTTCCTGTGCAGCGCTGAGTACAG